TTATGAAAAAGGAGCAGACGCATGACCAAGTAGAAGCTGTTCATCAACGTATGATGGAAGTCTTTGGCAATGCAGGTATCTACTCCATTGATGGTTTATTCTATTCTGAGTCTTCACTTAAATGTGATTACTATGCAAAACCTAATCTTGGTATGTTTCACAGAGCAGAAAAAGAAATATTTTTAGGTAAACATAGGTTTAAACAAAATGGTTTCTATGTTGGTGACAAGATGACAGATCTTAAATCTGCAGAACGTATAGGAGCTAGACCTATTCTTGTACGTACTGGTCATGGAGTAGAAACTGAAGAAGACCTCAAGAAATTCTCAAGAGAGAAACTTAGAAAGAAGACCAAAGTTTTCGATGATCTTCTTCAGTTTGCTCAGAGGCTACCTTAAGCAGCTTCCTCCATATCCTCAACGATACTATCATTATAAGGATAATGTACCAACTTGCCTATGTCTGGTAAGTATAGATAATTAATATCTGAGTTCTTTACAGTCATCATAGCATCCTCTAATGTTTCAACTAGAGGCTGACCTGCAAGATTAAAACTTGTGTTAAACAAGATAGGAACACCAGTGATCTTATTAAACTCTTTTATCAAAGAATAATAGCTAGGGTTCTGTTCTTTAGTTACAGTCTGAATGCGACATGTACCATCTACGTGTGTGATTGCAGGAACTTCACCATGCTTGTCAGTCTTAAAGTCCATAGCATACATCATGTATGGTGACTCTTTTAGACCACGAGTTTCAAACCACTCTTCAAAGTTTTCCTGTAGCATTGAACCTGCAAAAGGTCTGAACCACTCTCTTCCTTTGACTGTGTTTACAAAGTCTTTACCATTAGGATCTGTGGGATCATATAGTATAGAACGATTACCTAGTGCTCGTGGTCCTGCTTCAGAACGTCCTTGGAATAAAGCTACAATGTTTTTGTCTGCTATTAGCTTTGCTACATCAGCAGCTTTTACATCTTTAGTTTCTATACCATCAAAGTCATAGTCTTCTTTACGTTCAGGACCAAGATAAAGAGTAGTCATAGGACGTATAGTCTTATCTTCTTTGTTTTGATCATAGTGTATTAACTTAGCTAATCCTATTGCTGTGCCACCATCGTGAGAGATAGGGTCAACAAAGATATTAAGATCAGGAAACCTTTCCTTGTAGTAATAATTAGCTACACAGTTAAGACCATAACCACCTGATATAACAATGTTTTTGTGTCCTGTTCTATCTACAGCCTTTTCAATTAGGTCACCTACAAGAGTTTGTGTCTCATCTTGTACAGCCCAAGCTAAGTCTTTTGCTGCATCTGTTACCTTTGTGTGGTCACTGTGCCAAGCTTTAGGATCTTCTTTTAGTTCTAGGAGAGGATGGCGTGAATGATCTACGTGAGCACCTGCAGGGTAATTAGGTACAAACATATTTTTGTTACCTCTGCCACCATAAAATAAACTAGGAATAAACTCGTTGCTTTTACCATATGGTGCAAGACCCATTGTCTTACCTGCTTCAATGAAACCAAACCCAAGATATTCTGAAACAGCCTCATATGCTTTAACTATTGTTATAGCACTATCCATTTCTACATCTTCAGTTACTATACGTTGGGTATCATAATTACCTCCATAAGAAGTAAATATAGGTCTTATCCCCTCTTCATAATCACAGTTAAAGATAGTCTCTGTTTCAAAGCCTGGGTTCTTAAAGTTTTCATCAACTTCTATCTCTCTACGAGAACCAGATCCATCTACAATAACTGCTGCAGCCTTTTCAAATCCTGAGTTATAAAAAGCATTTGCTGCATGACCTACGTGATGAGCACCACCAACATTTACTATTTGAATATTAGGATTAAATTTTCTTAAAAGACCTGAGTAAGGATCTTCTCCTGTCCAAGGTAACTGAGGAAAATGTTCTGACGTGCCACCAAGAACTAGAATGTCTACGCCATACTTTAGTGCTTCTATTATTCCTACAAAAGGATTACCATCGTACTTATTACGAGAAAGTCTTTCCTCCTCTATATAAAACTTTAGTTCACCATCTACTAATAAAGCAGCAGAACCATTATGTCCTGGATTGATTGCTAAAATATTCATTACTTCACCTTCTTTTCTATATCTTTTACAATGTTTGCATACATCTTATTTATTTCTTCATCATTAAAGTCCATCAGGCTTTCGTTCATACGATCAGCTAAGTGACCCTCAAGACCAGATATACGTATAGGTGAGTATTTCTTAGCATCCTCCTTTTCAATAATGTTAAAATATTCTGGATAAGTTGTATTGATTGCAAAAGTAGAACCAACAATTACAGTTCCAGGTTTTCCTAATGCTTTTGCCATGTGTTGACCCACAGAATCTACTCCTATGAAATAGTCAGCAGCATCTATAAAAGCAGTCCACATTCTAAGATCAGCTTGTGGTTTTACTGTGTATGTATCTTCTTCCATAAAGAAGTCTTGTTCTGCCATTAACACAAGATTGTATTTTGCAGATAACTTTTTGACCAACTTTAAATATGCTTGAGGATCAAGAGAACGAGATGACTCATCTACAATAGCACCAACAGGGTGTTTTTGTGCAGAACGTCCAAAAGGTTGAATAACAATAGTATGGTTTTTCTTTTGTTGGTTCTTAGTATCAAGAATCATTCCTGCAGCATTTAATTCTTCTGCTTTAGAAGTCTTCAAGATAGGATCTTGTAGATCAGAATGATCATTAGTGTTGTTTATAAGAACATCAAAAGCTTCTGCCAAAGATAATTCTTGTTTAAAATATCCTGGAACTCGATATGGTTCAGGTGATATTATTTCTTCAGCATGTTTTACTACATGATCAAAGATACCTTTTTGTTCAGGGTTAAATACTTTGTCTTGTAGTTCAGGAATACCCCAGTATAAAGTATCCCATCCATGTACTAGTATGGCAAAGTCATCATGTTTCTTTGCATACTTTAGGAAAGCAGGTATGGATGCAATAGCACGTCCTGCGCCCCCATCAATAAAAAATAGTTTTTTCACGAGTCTTCTTTCTTATTATTATTATTACCCATGAAGGGTGCTCGTTATTATAGTTTAATGTTAAACTAAATTCAAGAGGGTTTAGTTGGAAACTCATAAACAAAAGGATTAAATAGAGTGCTTGGTAAGTCTCTTAGCTTTTGTCTGTAAGTATTCCAAGAAGTTTGATCCTCTTCTGTTAGAGTAACATCTGATAACTGTGTCCAATCAGATTCCTGTAAAAGAATATTTCTTAAAGATCTTAAGATAGTCCACTGCTCTACTAAAACTTTAGTACGTTCTGTTTCGTCTATAGAATCCATAGGCATAAATAAACGACCTTCTAAAGTACAAAATTCTGGAACAAGGTTAGAAAAGTTTTCAGAGTTGTAGTCATGGTCACTTTCATCATCCCATTCATACATTTGAATAGTAACTTGATCATCGTTTTCATCAAGATATACAGGACTTAAATGAACACTTTTTACTACTTTGTTTTTAAGTTTTAGATAAATTTTCATTATATTCTCTTTGTGGTGGTGAAGGCTTTTGCCTCTATTAAGTTGTTATATAGTGTAAAAGTCTGTAACCTTGCAGCATCAAATAAAAAACAATTACTAATTGCTCTTCCTTCTGCAAATTCAGAAGTAGTAATTTGACTTGTTTGAGTAAGGGGATTAAGTGTTCCTACAACGACAGATCCATTTAAAGAACCATAGCAGCTACATGGTTTGTGCACAGAAATGTACCTACAAGTTGTGTGGTCAAAAGATACATAACTTTGCCTACAACTACCACTTGGTGTTTCTGCACTTTCATCTCTGTTGACAGACCCTGGGTAAGATGTGAGGTTAAAGTAAATAGGTTTAGCTAAAGTGTCATGATCACAACAACCTAAATTTATGGAAGAAACAAATCTTCCAGGACAGGTGCTATATATTTTAGCATTGGAAAGTGGAAAAGCAGAAGTAGTAAATCCAAAATCTTGTTCGCAAGAATCCATTGCAATATAAGTACCACTTGTGCAATTCCTACAAATTCTATAGGATTGTCCATTAGCCCAGAAAATACAGATGTAATTTGTATCTACTTTACTGTACATAGGAGATTGTCCATGACTATCACTTGTCTGTGACCAACAAGAACAGCACCCTGTTGCATTTGGTAAGGAACATGAAGTACTAAAACAAAATCTACATCCACAGGTTATATCTGAAGGGCTTACAATAACCTGAACTAACTCTGCACACTGTGTTGCACAATTGTTGGGCTTCCAAAAAATAAAGCAAGAATCACCAATACACTGTATTGGATTATTTCCTGACCAACCTATACTTGGCTGATGGAGGTATCCTTTACCTTCTGTATAAAATATCCCTGTTCTACCACAATATTTAGAAAGCCAACTATTTCCTGAGTCTTGAGAATAAGCATTGTGAGGATCATGGTATCTATAATATTGTTCTACAGGTGTGTGATATCTGCTTTGAATACCAAATACTGATCTAAAGTCACTGCAGCAGGTATCAAAAATGTTTTTAGGAACACAAGTAAGATTAAAATTTTCTTTAATACAACACAAGCAAAGCATTGAGCCAGTTAGACACTGACCATAAAGACCTGATAAACCTTGGCAAGTACACCAGTTAGGGGATAACAATGCTATTCTAGAAGTAACAAATCTGAAGTATGCTTGTCTGTTTTCAGAGTTTCCAGAGTTTGGTGCAAATTTTCTCGTCCCACCTTCGTGATAAACAAAGTACTGACAAGGAGTGCTTCCACTCCAACAGATACTTTGAAGACCATAATACCTAGTTTGACTTGAAGCATAGCTTGTAGCACCAAAGAATGGGTGATCACAGACATAATATCCTGATGCACAACCTAATACTCCCATCTTACCATCAAGAAGTTGACTGTCTACACAGCCTCCATAGCTTCCTAAACCTGAAGTATCTATACCAATTGATCTTGAACAGTTTATAACACTACTTGTTGCACAACCACAAGCACTCCAACCTGCTGTTACTACATCATTACATACTCTAACTGCAAAAAAACCTGGGTTTTGAAAGTTTGCATTTGCCCAAAAAATGTGATTGTGTCCTGAACTTCCATTAGATCCAGGCTTGCAGATAAATCCATCTAAACTTACAAAACAAGGGTTTTCAGAGCCTGGGTAACTAATAGGAACACAGCAACATGCTTGATACTTCCTACAAAGAGTAGGAGCACCACTAGTACAAGTATTAGAACACCAAACCTCTGCTTTTAAATCAAAAGGTAAGCTGTTAGCACTAGGTGTACCAAAAGTTCCTATAAATCCAAAATAATTCATACCACCTGGTTGCAGCATTCTGACAGCAGCAGGGCAATGGTGCATTGTACATCCAGTTGTTGGTCCAGTTCCTGTGAAAGTATCTATAATACAACAAGTAGCACAACTTCCATCACAGTTTACAGTAACAAATCTAAATTTAGTACCACAGTCAAAAGCACCAACATTTGTTCCTGAAGTTGAATTACAGTTACAATAAAATCCATCTACAATTAACCAACCATCTTTTAGGGCATACGCACAAGAGTTGTCATTACAACCTGCACATGTAGTAATCTCTAATTTATTAACTAGGCTAACACCAGTTTCTGTCGTACAAAAAGTTAATGTTTCGTAGTAACATTGCTCCTTCTTACCACTTATAATATAAAACTTATCACCACACGCATTTGAGTAATATTGACAAAAGTTTCTAGACTTTATTGCTGAAGAGGCAGTAGATGTTTGTACTGCACCAAGACTGTCTGTGTAATTCTGTAACGACCATTGACCTGTACAATCTCCATTAGTAACTAAAGAAAATGTACTAGTATTACATGGTTTAATAATTCCAAGAATATTTGAAGCAGCATCTCTAGCTATAATAGTAGTTGCAGACCCACCATTTTTAATAGTGTATAAATTAGCTCCTGTATCCACTGTAGTTGCGTTAGGCATACAAAGAGAAGCACTTACAGGATTACCACAAAAACAAACAAGGGTTACTTTGTCATCCCAGTTACTGTCAGTAATCTGATAATTTGCAGCACAGATACAACAGTAAGATCCACCTGTTAGACCACCACCACTACTACCTGCAAATGTTGAATATGTACTCATTCTATTTCCTCTTTACTGTGATATAGCCCAACCAACAGTGGCGTTAACATATTGTAATTGAAAAGCTGCATAAGCAGTGTCTATCGTCATATCTTCTGCTAGGCTTTGTATATTAGATCCATTACGTCCTATAATGTTATCTGCATTTCCACCCATTTCAGATATAGCTACTGTGTCTCCTGCACTTGGACTAGCAGGAAGTGTAAGAGTAATAGTAGCACCATTTAAAAAGTATCTGTTGTCTTTTGTAGCTGTGGTATTAGACGTAATTACGTTAGGTGTAAACTCTTTTTGTTTTGTATCTATTTGAGTTTGTATTGCTGAAGTAACACCAGTAATATGACTTAACTCTGCAGCAGATGCTGTTACCCCATCTAGTTTGTTCAATTCAGCAGCAGTAGATGTGATAGCTGTACCACCTATCTGCAAAGCTGTAGAAGCATTAATAGTAGGAGCAGTAGCAGTTCCTGTAAATGTAGGGCTTGCTAGAGGAGCAGCACCTGTCACCTCTGCAACAGCTATTGCACCATCTGCTAACTCTCCTCCTGCAGCAACTAGGTCTGCTAGTACTCTTGCTTTACTCATTTACTTCTCCTATTAACAAACATCTACTTGTGGAGTGATGTATAATTTACAGCAGTTATCTGCAGGATTAAAAGATATACAAACACAACTTCTGTATGCTCCCATAACTTTTGATCCACTAGATACAACTTGAGGGTTAGTAATCCCAAAACAACATAAGATGGCAGGACAAGTATTGTTTTGTATTGTTGCAACAGCACATTGTAATCTAAAACAACAAGTGCCATCAACATTACCCAAGAAACAACATCCACCTAAACAAGCATGTAGTGGTGCAGCCCCAGAATTAAGGGTTGCAATAGATATGTTATCTCCTGCATTTCCTGCTTCTGAAGCAAATCCCATAAACCTATCACTGTTGTTTTGCCCTGCTGAAGTTGCTACTGCATATCTTGGATTACCATCAGCACATGTACAGTTCCAGAATATAATATGGCAATTTGCACCTACAACATCTGCGCCTTGTGGCATAAAGTTTAGTGTTCCAAAATAACAACCTAAGTTACAGCATGTAACAGCACCTGTAGCCCTACATCTTGTATAAACACAGAAAGCATTTTGGTGACATAAACAATTGTCTTCACAAATATACACGTAAGGAAATACTGGTGTACCCACACACATACAACATTGTTGATCACCTCTACCAAATATACCAGTACTTCCACCTGAAATACTAGGAAAATTCTGTCTTATCTTGGTACTTGGAGAAGTACAGTGATAACTTATATTAAATGATTGACCTGCACAAGTTTGACAGTTAGCTCCAAAACAAACTTCAATACACTGACAACTTAAGAAAGAATAGTTTTGAGGACAAAGAGACATTGTGTTTAAGTAAACACTTGAAGGCCAACCAAAAGGACTTGCTATTGTCCTCATGCAACAATTTGTACTTCTACTCTCTGCACAATTATAACAAGTAAAGTCACAACATTTTAGAACATGGATAGGAATACAAACATCACCATTCATTCTAAGACCACAGTAAGATACAAAGTATCCTTGTTCATAGTGACTTGTTATAGGTCTTGGTCTAATCTCATAAAGCATTGCTTCAACAAAACTTGCCCTTAGATTTTTTTCTACATGTTTAAATAAATCACCAGGCATGACACAAGTTTGTCTTGAAAAACCATGTTGGCTACATTTAGAAGTATTAAAACAAGTAATGTTAGTTACACTACCTGTACAACCTGTAAGATAAATACAATTTGTTGAGTTATTTACACAAAATTTAAAACAAACGTTTTCACCACCTATAAAGTTAGCACCACAGCAAATCCTTGTTTGACAGCTAGTCCATTCTGCACCTATCCAAAATGGGTATAGTATCAAAAATTGTTTTGACTCCCCACTGTCGTAACAACCTGTATGAACTGCTCCTTGTGGAAGAAACCCATAGCATAAGTATCTATTGCCATTGTTTGAACAACAGAAAAAACATTTAGGTATGCCACCATCACTTTGTATGGAAGCCCCTTTGATCAGAACAGGGTGATCATCTTGCATAACCATATAATCACCAAAGTTAGTTCCTGCAGTACAGTCACCTGCAAAGTGTCTTGTTAAATCTGCACACATGGTAAAATTACTACTACATGCACCAGTTACACCATTATAAAGACCTAGACAAAATTGACCATCAGTAGCAGCATTATGGCACATACACACAATGTTGGTAGACATTACACCTGCACCCTGTCCTGTAGGTTTAAAAGCTCCTACTCTCATAAAAGAACCACAATGTTTCTTTTCTGCTCTACCACTATTACCTTTTCTAAAGTATACGTGTTGAACTGGCTCTGTCCAAAGAACCCAACCATTAGGATCTTCAGTAAGAGGCCATAGTTTTCTTTCACCCTCTGAACAAATACTACCACAATTTGAGTTATAACTGTTGTTGCAAAATTGAAAGTTAAACTGTCTATTAGTTGAAGCTATACAACCTGCAGTAGGATTTAAACATACATTGCCATCCATTTCTTCTACAAAGAAAAACTCACATCCTAAAAGAACACACAAACAATCACAGTTAGCACAGTTACCTGAAACAGCTTTAGATTTAACGCCATACATCAAGTTACCATTTTTAGTTAGGTTTCCTAGACCCCAACATCCATGAGAAATTTCACAGGTAATACTTGGATTAGTACATAGCTCATCTTTACCTGTACACTTTGTAAATTTCCAAAGCATCATGCCATGTCTTTGTCCAGAAGCACACATTTCTCTAGGGTACATATAACATTTTTTACCTAGAAATGCACAACAATTACCTGTTGTATTTTGGCAAGCTTTTCTCAGCACTGGCATAGCAACGTACCAGTAAGCACAATCACAACTTTTAAATACCATTGAACCATTTATGGCTTCATAAGGATTTTTAGTTGCTTGAGTTACAACTCGACATTGAGAATTAGACGCATTTATTTGTGAACAACATCTAAGGTTTTCTACACTAAAAGGATAACCTGGTCTTGGATTTGCTTGGAAACAACATACACAACAACAGCTTCCTCCTGAAAAACAGCACTTAGTGTTTTCAACAGAAGTATAGCTATGAAAAGGAACTGAAGGTGTTTGACACCAACAAAAACTAGAATAGTTTACTGTTGTATTACTATTAGTACAAGCACACTCAACTACATAACCAGTGTTTAAAACAGTGAGGCATAAATTACTTTCATCATAACATATGTTTTGCATACCATAACAAGGTATAGCAAGACCATCTGTACAGTTATTTGCGTCTGCACAAGCTTTATTTTTAAAAGCCATTAAACCTGATTTAGAAAGTCTAAACCAGTTTAAAGGTCCAAGTCTCATTGTTACATCGTATGCACTACACGCAGAGGTTGCACAATGTAAGTAACATTGATAGCAATGGCTATCACAATTAAAGTGATCAGGGTCTTGAATAATACCATGACCATTTGTTCCACCATGAGAAGTTGGTAGTGTATAGGAGTTGGGATCTCCTTGAGTTTTTTCAATAGTTTTATCACTAAGAGTATAAGACACAGGCCAACCTGCAGGTATGGAAGAACTTCCTGCTTTAATAGTAAACTTATTTGTACCTTCTATACCTCCTCCTGAAGCTCCACTGCCACCAGAAGGAAAGTATGTTGATATATTAGCCATGTTTGTACCCTTACTTTATGAGAATGCCCAACCAATAGTGGCATTGACGTATCTTAAATGAAAAACTTTGTAGGCTGTGTCGATTGTTAAATCTTCTGCAGCACTCATAATGTTAGACCCTGCCCTACCAATAATATTATCAGTGTTACCTGCTACTTCAGATACTCTAACTTCATCACCTACACTAGGAGAACTAGGTAAAGTTAAAGTTATACCTGAACCATTTAAATAGTAGTGATTATCTTTTGCTGCAGTTGAACTTGATGTTACAACATTTACTCCAAATGTAGGAGCTTTTGCATCTAACTGAGTTTGTATTCCTGATGTTACACCATTAATGTAACCAACTTCTGTTGCAGTAATTCCTGATGGAAAGGTAGGTAAGTTTGCATCATAGGCTTGAACATCACTACCTATTGCAACACCTAAAGTTGTTCTAGCTGCTGAAGCATCTGCGTCATCAACTAAAGACCTACCAAAAGATGTTAAACTAGTTGTAGCATACGAGTCTGTACCAGTGGTATAAATCATTTGATCTGCAGATGTATTTAAACCTGCAATAGATGCTAAACCTACATCGTATGCTTGTACATTAGACCCAATAGCTACACCAAGGTTAGATCTTGCTGTTGCTGCATTAGTTAGATCAGAAAGATTGTTAGCTTCTAAAAGATACTTAGCATCAGATTGAGCTTCTGTTATATGATCAGCTAGAGTAAACGTACCATAAGCAACAATATCAATTATGTCACCTGCAGTAGCACCAGATGCAAGTACTATACTAGTTCCTGACGTGGCTGTAAAGTCTGTCCCATCTAATAATTTTAAACCATTCATGAAGACATCTACGAAACCAGAATCGTATGTAGATGCAAACGTAGTTTGTCCACTAGTTGCAGTATAGGTGTTTCTATTAGAAGTTCCATTTACAGATGAACCTGCAGCAGTCCAAGCACCACCACTAGTTCTAACATTCATAATATTAGTAGAGCTATTAAAATAGAGTGCACCAGTAACTAGGGCATCTCCATCGTTGTCTGTTGAGGGTGCTGAAGACTTAGCACCAAGGTATCTGTCATCAAATGAATCATATGAAGCTGCTGCAGATGTAGCACTGGAAGCTGCAGAAGTTGCACTTGAAGCTGCAGCAGTAGCACTGGAGGCAGCAGCAGTGGCAGAACTAGCAGCAGCAGTTGCTGAAGTTGCAGCAGCAGTGCTTGAACCAAGTACACTATCAACGTATGTTTTAGTGGTGAGATCAGCAGCATTAGTGGGTGTATAGGTAGTTGTAATTTTTGCACTACCCATGTTAATAGCACCTGTCATAGTGCCACCAGACAGAGCTAAGAATGTAGTATCAGCATAATTTTTTGTTGCACCATCTTGGGCTGCAGTAGGATCACCTAGACCTGTGATCTTATTTGTAGCCATAGCTATAGCACCAGACATTGTACCACCTGCTAGTGGTAACTTAGTAGCTATACTCGTTGTAATTGTGTTAGCAAAGTCTGCATCATCACCTAGAGCAGCAGCTAGTTCGTTTAGTGTGTTGAGTGTTCCAGGTGCTGAGTCTACAAGATTAGCTACTTCTGTATCAACATAAAGTTTTGTTGCTGCATCTAAATCAGAACTAGGTGCTGTAAGATTAGTAATGGTTGCAGTTGTACCTGCATTCATATTTAGAGTACCATTGACTGTAACATTGGTAAACGTTGATGTACCTGAACCTGCAGTTACATTACCTGTTAAATCTCCTGTTACATCACCAGTAACATCACCTGTTACGTTTCCTGTGACGTTACCTGTCAATGCACCTACAAGACTTGTACCTGTAACTGTCGTTCCTGTTATGGCTGCAGGTGTACTAGCCCCAATAATAGTACCATCAATATTACCACCATTAATATCAACAGTCGCCAATGTCGCCTGACCAGATGTAGCAACAGTTGTAAAGCTACCTGACGCAGCACTAGAAGCACCAATTGTTGTGCCATCCACAGCACCCCCATTAATATCGACTGTAGCATGAGTTGATGTTCCTGTGCTTGTTAAATCTGTAAATGTACCTGCACCTGCAGAAGATCCACCAATAGTAACACCATCAATTGCCCCACCATTAATGTCTACTGTAGTTAAGGTAGAAGTACCTGATGCACTAAGAGTAGTAAAGCTACCTGCAGCAGCAGTACTACCACCAATAGTAGTATTATCTATAGCACCAGAATTAATATCAGCAGATGTAATAGTTGCTGTTCCTGTAAGAGCAGATGTTCCTGTAACAGCAAAAGTACCACCTACAGTTACATTTCCAGAAGCATCCATAGTAGTAAAATCTGCTGCAGCAGGGGTTGTGCCACCAATTACTGCACCATCAATTGTACCACCTGTAATAACAACAGAGTCAATATAACCTACACCATCAATGTACAGATCTTTAAACTCTGCACCTGTAGCACCAAGATCTATATCATCATCAGTTACAGGTTTAAGAACACCATCTTCTATTCTAATTTGTTCTACAGCAGAAGAAGATACTTCATTAAAAAAACTAATTCTGTTATTTGAGGTATCTATTACAACTTTGTTTAACGCATCTGCATCACCTATAAGAGGTACATAACCACCTTCACCTGTACTACCATCATGCTTGTGTCCAGTAGATGCAGCAAAAGCATCTCGTAAAGCATTGTACTCTGCATTTACTGGTGCAGCTTTAATGACTGCATTAGCAATAATGTCAGCTACTGATTGTCTTGTATAACCTGCCATTTAAAGTCTATCCCCCACGCCAAATGTCACAACTAAGCCTTGAATACTGTGTGAAGCATTTGTATCATTAGTAACGAATTTATAAGAAACTGATTTGCCTGAACCTGATATATTAGTTCTTTGTACTGGTGATGGATTACCATCAAATATAGCTGTACTATTATAAGCAGCTTCGTTGTAATATGCTGCAGCACCCTCAGTACTTAAAGTAAAGTTTGTTGGACTTAAAGAGTTTGGATCTTCGTAATCATAAACAACAGACATTACAATTTCTTGATCCCCTTCAGAACGTAAATAAGTTGCTACAGTATAAAATATTTTTCTTTGTTCTGGATCTTGCATATAAAGAAAAGGAGTTTGATAAACACTAAATATATTAGTTCCTGCAAAACTATTTCCTTGTTCTTGTCTGTGTACTTTACCTGTGCTATCACCATGTATTACATATTCATTTTGTCCTATGTATCCACTATCAGATGCAGTAGCTGATATACCTAATAATTGTGCATACTCAAATTGTAACCCATTTGGTGTTTGTCTAAAACCACCTACTATTCCTTGGGAATCTGCAGCAGCAAAGAAATATCTAAACTGTGTCTTTGACCTAATTACGACTGCATTTAAACCTTCAAGGTCTATATCAAAAACAATGTCTGTAAAAATAGATTGAATGTTTTTAGAAACAGTTTCTAGATTTACGTCACCAATCTTTGCTGTACCTGAAATTGGACGTAGACCATCTTGTGATAAGAATAATAAGTCACCACCAATTTCTATAACACTGTCTGATGCTAGACACCCAAGATCATCTGTAACTTCTTTTAAAACAAAGTTAGATGAAGAAGTTCCCTCTAATCTTTTAATATGAGTTGTGCCAAAAATGTAGAGTTGATCTCTAAAAGTTTTTATAGCTACTATAGGGAAACCTACATTTATTACTCCTGCGCCATTACCACTAGCAAAATCTGTTTCTGCTAATGGTGCACTAAAGTAAAGGTTTGTTTTTTCTGCAGGATCACCTGCTAAAAATAAATGATTCTGAAATATAGCAGAAAACTTTGGATCAGTAGGAGCACTAGCGTGAGTAATCTGAGTATAGGTTGACCCATCATATGTAGCTGCAGGATTAATTCCATCTGTCATTACAACTTTTTGTGTGCCAAAATTAAATTTTGTAAATCTAACTTTTGATACACCTACCATAGTTGGTGAACCTGAAGTGGTTACTGCATCCCAGGAACTTGTGCTATTGTTCCATTTGTGTAAATAATTATTTCCTGAAGAAGGTTTACGTGCAGCAAGAATACCATCGTTAATTCCATCGACTACAGCTACACCTAAAACGTTTCCTGTTCCTGTTACAGTTCCATAATCGTTAGAAAAACCATTTATCTTTCTATATCCACCAGTAACAGAAGGTTCATAATTTATAAGTGTAATAGCAGATCCTGGTTGTGTTTCACCTTGAGAAAGCACATCCCTACTAGTGTTTAGTCCTCCTTGAGCAAAGACTTTAAAAGATCCTAAATTTTCTGGCATTAAAGAACTCTACCTAAAACTTGATTAGAGGAGTTTACTCTATCAACTACTGTTGATCTTACTCTTAAAGGTTCATCAACAAGTATTCTTCTCATTGATTTTATACCTGATTCAAAGTTTCCCTGATGAACAGCAGCACTCTGATCATTAGATCTAAAGCGCATCATATACATCATAGCACCATCAATAAGAACATGTTTGAATCTGTCTGGTATTATAGCTGTATCATTGAAAGCAGATAAGTCTGCAGGAAACTTATAGTAAACATACTCTACTTCGTAAGCTTGATCTGGAATAGGAGTAACTCCAAACTTTGCTTCATCAGTCTGATAAACCAGAGTTGGTGCAGATATTCCTGTTTGATCTCCTGTATCATCAAAATGTCTATATCTTTGAATGTATTCTTCATAGCTAATTGTAGGAAGTGACATAGGAGAATTGTCAACAGATGTAAGCTTTTTAATATAAAATGTTTGCCAATCAGCCCTGGAGTAGTCAGCAGGAAAATCATATTGTCTAGTTCCTGCAACTAATGTTTGTGTATAAGTAGTTTTTAAAAAAGGCCACTCCTGGCCTGTCTGTAGGATATTTCTAATGGAGTTGTTTATTGCATCTTTTGCTAAAGCTTGAACGTTACGTACTGAACCAAAGCCATCACCTGCTGCATCAAGTGTAACCTCGTTAAGTCTACGTAGTAATTCGTTCACTAATGCAACATAGGTAGCCATTACAAAAATCCTTCAGATAAGCTAAAGGGGCAAGTTTCCCTGCCCCTAAAGTTTTATTTATGCTAGTGCGTCACGAGATACTTCAGTTGCTCGTACTCGACCTGAGATACCTGTGTCTACACAACCTGCGACAACACGAATGCGTCCAGATGTAACGTCTGCAGAAGCAGCAATCAACTTAACGTCAATTGTATCTGTAGTTGTTACGTGCTGTGTAAATGCAAGAGTACCTGCAGTAGTCATAGCAGTACCATTAGTACCTTGTGCTAACCAACCAGTTGAGTCGATTGCGCCACCATCAACAATGTCATCGCCTTCAGCAAAGTCAATGTCAACAGTTGGAGATGTACCATCAGCAGCAGCTTCAACGTAAGCACCTGCAAATAACACCATAGTGTCAGCAGGAATCTCTAGTAGTTGAAAGATGTCACCATTAGCAGCAGTCCAACCTGCAGCAGTCATCTTGTCAAAGTCAAGTACAGCCTCACGCATGTACATGCCATTTGATTGGAATCGTGATTTAGCTTCAGCAATACTGTCAGAATTAACGCCAGTAGTTGCTTTTGCTGTCATATCATAAGTAGCCATAAGTCAATCCTCCCTTAAGCTGCGTTATATTTTGCAGTGACGATTGCTTCTGGACGTAGAATCTTGCGACCATATAGGTGCATTCCTCTAACAATGTCAGCAAAGCTATCTGG